CCGTTGTGTGCTGCCACGTTATGACCTTAACGAACTGGCGCGCGCTGTCGCGCTTGCCCACGGGTTGCGGTGTTGTAGTTCCATGTCGGGCTAGTCCTTTTGTGTCGGTTTGTTATCGGTTTGTTTGTTGCTGTTATTAAAGCCTAATGCGTTTATGCCCACCCACGGTTAGCCCTAGCCGTTCCCTATTACTTTTCTTTATTGCTTGATTATGTTTACAAGCCGCCCCAACACTCGGCGTTAACGCTTTCGTGTATCAGTTTTAACGCGTGCCGGTCTAACCACGTTCCCGTGGATTAACCCCGCGCCATGCGAACGGCGTACGGTCTTGCTACTAGCCAGTTGTTAAGTCTGTTATTTATCGGTGCGCGACAATAGCACGGCACATAGCACCATAAAGGCAACTGCTAACCAGGCTGTACGGTTCACGGTTTTGTTTCCCGCGCGCGTACTAAAGCCTCGATTGCTAACGTAAGTTCGTCTTGCGCTTGGTGCAGCTCTTTAGTCGTTTCATCTAGTAAACGCTTTATGGCGTCTAGTTCGTGATGTAGGCCCATGTTTAGTTTGCGTAGGTCTTGTAGTTGGTCGTGGCTTCCGTAGTTGCTGTTGTATCTACTCATTGTTTCCATGCCTCGATTACTTTTGACGCTTGGCCCATTGTCAAGGTTTCTAGTATTACGTCGTCGGCGTCTAGTAACAGTTGGATTGCTTCCAATGTTGCCAGGTCGTCTAATTCTCTGCCCTTGGCAAGCGCTTTAATCATGTAAATTTGTTTACTGCTAGCTAGCGCGCCGCCCGCTTGTGATGAACGCATAGGCGTTATGGTGGCTTCGTGGCCGTCTAACCGGGCTTCGACTTCGTTACGGCTAGCAATAGATTTAGCAACGCCGCAACCCATATAGCCCAATGCGCGCCCAAGTGCAGACGTCATACCTACCATGTATTCGCTGCGTTTTGTGTAGGGCGTTGTGCCTGGGAACGGTTCGGCTGCCGACGCTACTACTGGTAGTGGGTCTGCTATGTCGCGCCACACGGTTACGGTGCAACGTATAAACGTGCTGCCGTCGGGCATTGTTATTACTTGGTTATCGGTTTCTTGTATGCGTAAATCGGGCCAGCGCTTTAACGCTTCCGCTAATCGAGTAGGTACGTCTACGTAGTTGTCAAGATTAAAGGCCATTGGATACCACCACGTCGCAATTTTCTACGTTTAATAACTGTGCTGATTTAAAAAATGCTTGGGCGGCAAAATGTCCAGTTTCATTTTTTGGCATGGCGCATATTGACAGTACGTTAAAAAGCCATTCGCCAGCGTCTAAATCGCTAGGGTCGTAATCGTGCATTGAAACTAACAATGTAACTTTTTGTAATTGTAAATTATTTGTTTCTACTTTTTCTATCATGTCGGGTATCTTTCTGTTAGTCGGGTTTACTTACTAATTGTCACTTTACCACACGCCTGTAGTGCGGTGCGTAAATAGTTCGTTGGTTTCGGGTAAGTCTGATAGCGCCCATAGTGCAGCTTGTGGCACAAAATAGCCAGGTTTAGGTACATCGGCGCGCCAATAACAGGCGCGTTGTACTTCGCTACTATCTTTCCAACCTCTAAAACTGACCTCTGTATAGTCATTTAAAACTACGCCTAATACGTACAGGCCTGCAGGGTTGTGGGGTTGTTTGATTAAGCAACCGTTGTAGCGTTCTGTTGCTTTAATTTGGTAGCCCAGTACGTCGGCTGCGAACGGGTCGTACTGGTTGTTTACTAACTCGATACCGAACCATTTAGCAAACGCGTACTCGGCGGTTATGCCGGTGTAGCCCGCTTTAGGGGTGTATGCGCTAGTAAATGTGTCGCGTGAATTGCGCGCTTTTACTTGTTGTTCGCGTTCACGGTAAAGGCGGTCACGTTCTAAACAATCTGCGCCTGTTAGTCGAATTGTTATTCGTTCGTCTATTTCTGCCATAGTGCCGGGTCTTTCAATGGTTTACGTTTAGTGCAGGCTTTTAAATTTTTGTGACTGTATAACTTTTTAGTTGGGTTGGTTTTGTGCGGTGTTTCTTTAAGTGTTTGGCCACATAGTTGGCATTTCATATACCGATAATTACGGCCATGGCTGCGGTGATTACAGCTGCAGCGAATTTGTGTTCGTCGCTTGGGGTGCCGTTTAAATACTTTTCTTTTAGTAGTGCTAGTTCGTCTAAAAGTATCGAGTGGTCTACGGGCTTACGCGCTGGTGGTTTGTTTAATAAAACTTCGTCTACAAAACTTTTAAAAGTTTCTGCGTACTTTTCGGTGTACATATGTCGGGTGCTTTCTGTTAGGCCTGGGTCGGGTATCGGGTATTCGGTCATGGGTTAGGCAACGCCCACGGGCCGTACCCCGAATTATGCCATATGGCTAGTGCGGAGTTTGTGTTTATCACGGGGTCAAATAACTGTTCGCAAGTGTCAAGTATGCCTTGGGCTTGTAACCAGCCAATAGGCCAATACTTGTTGGGTCGGCACCAAAAGCCGTTAATTTGGTAAAGGCCGTAGCTGCCGCCTGCCGTGTCTTTAGCGTTGTAGGCGTCGGCTTGGCAGCCGCTTTCACGGTAAATAATGCGCGCTACGGTGCCCATTTCGGTTAGTGGCCAGCCCGCTTGTTGGGCTAGACGTAACGCATATTGGCAGTCTGTTAACGGTGCTTGTGTTGTAGTTGGTGCTGTAGGTATAGGCGCCAAACTGACCGTAACGGGGGGCGTTACAGGCAGGGCGCTAGGCGCGTTGTAAGCGTCGTAGGCGAACGCTAACCCCGCCATGCTTATAGTTACAGCCGTAAAGATTTTGGCTATTAGAAAGTTCATGCAATACCCCTTTTTTCGTCGGTCTTAAAACCGTAGTAGACGCTTACGCGCTAGGTGGTGATACTGGCTGCAAGGTTTGTAGGTAAAGGGTTACAGGTTCGGGAATTTTGTCGCCTGGGTAATAAAACCAATGCCACGGTTCGGCGGGCATGACCTCTAATGACCAGCCGTAAGCGGGGCCGTGTTCGCACATAAACGCCCACGTTTCGCCTGCCATGTTTGCGTAATCAACTGCTAAACCTAAGTTGTGGCGGCTGCTACCGGGTGCAGCTAGTGGGGCGTTGCCTGGGCGTAGGTAATACTTGCGGCCTTGCCAAGTTCGGGTAGACGCGCCCTCGATAGGTTGCAGGGTGTAGCGCTGTTGAAACCCTGCGGTTTGTTGCGCTATTGACCTGTAGGTATCGCCTGCCGATATTGGTTTAAATTGTTTAATACCTGCCGCGAACGCGGCGGTACGTATCGCGTTGTATGCGTTAGCCGCGCGCGGGTGTAATTTGCCAAACGGCTTTATGTCTATAAGCATATTGGCGGGTAGTTCGCCTGGGGTTATGTGCCCAAGGGTTGCAGGTAATACCAGTTTTTTTACGGGTGGTACTACTACGGGTTTAGGGGGTTGGGTTGCCATTAGTTGGGTCTGCAGGTTTACGTTTTAAACCGTTAGCTGCTACAAGGCCGCTTAATGTGCCGGTCATAAACACGGTAAGGGTAGATAGCAAGTCGATAAATTGGGCGTCGTTTGGTGATTGTTCTAATGGTTGCGTAACGAAAAGTAGGCCGTAAACAAAACCTATAACGGTTATTGCAAACGTCACGGCAATAGTGCAGCCGACGAAAACTATCATTCGCGCGTGTAAGTGTTCTATTTCGGCGCGTTGCTTATCCATTGGTTACCCTTTCGCATTGGGCCATAGTTTCGCAACGTGTCAAAATGCTGTTACGTACTTTTTGCGGTGCATTGGTTCGTTCACGCGTGCAGGCTGTCGGGGTTAATACAAGCATGACGCTAAACAATAGGTATTTCATGTTCCAAGTCGACAAATTCGCCGTACTCGCCTTTAGTTGCGTCAAAATACCAACCAATGCCAGCGTAAGTACCACGAAACGCACCGCTTTTAGATGTCTGTAACCAAATTCCCTCAATACCTAGCGACGCAATAAAGGCTTGGCCTATTGGTTCGCTTTCGGGGAACGGCAAATAATCTATTTCAGCATTGTCTATTACGATTACTTGCATTACAAAATTAGTTTGGTCAATTTCTGCAAATGAAGCCATTAGAAAGTAATACTCCCTGAACCTGTCCACGTGTAAACGTTGTAACCGCCCGTACTTGCATAAGTTGGGGAACCCGTTGTAGTTGTTGGTAAAGCAAAAGCCGTCGAATAACGAATAATTACTAGTCCTTGTGAACCTGTGCCGCCGTTAGAAGCTGTACCGCCGCCACCGCCCGAACCATATCCCGTTGCGTTAGAACCGTTTACTGCGTTTGTGATTGAACCATTACCGCCACCGCCCGAACCACCTGCAACAGTTCCGGTGTAACTTGTTCCGCCACCAGCGCCACCACCACCAGCGCGTGTAGTTGCTGTGCCGTTAATGCTTGATGAAAGGCCGTTGCCGCCGTTAGAACTTGCGTCTGTTCCAATACCAATTGCGCCAGCACCGCCGCCTCCGCCACCATGATATAAACCGCCAACAGTTCCAGCACCAGCAAAACCTTGGACTGGTGACGCTGTACGCGCACCGCCGCCGCTAACGCCGCTGCCATAATTACCGCCGCCGCCTGAACCGCCAGTATTACCTGAAACGCCAGACGATAAACCGCCGCCGCCTCCGCCGCCGCCTGTAGATGTAATAGAACCTAAAACAGAGTTAGAACCAGCGCCGCCGTTAGCTGCACCGCCACCGCCAACAGTTACAGTAATTGAAACGCCAACAGTAACGCTTAAAGCGCTTTCGTTACTGCCGCCGCCGCCAGTAGTTTCACCTGAAACAGAGTTACGATATCCGCCCGCGCCACCGCCGCCGGACGGTATGTCTCGATATGGTGCCCAACCGCCACCGCCACCGCCCGCAATTACCAAATACTCGATACTTGACGGTGCGGGCGTAGCGCCGCCAACGGTGCTTAAAATTTGCATAACTTACGCGACTAAATTACCTAGAACAACAAACGTGTTAGCGGCAATACATAGAACAGTAGCCACGGCGTATTGGCCGTTTGTTTTTAGTTTTGTGCCGTTTGATTGAAGCGTTACGCCAGCGCCCGCCGTAATAGTTACAACGCCGCTACCGCCTGTACCTTGCATAATGTTTATTTGGTCGCCAACAGCAAACACGCTAGGGGGAATAGTTAACGCAATAGCGGCAGCATTTGAAGCGGTAATAAGTTTGCCTACATCGCTAGCAACTGCAGTATATGTAGTTCCCGTTTGGGCGTTAATAGCCACAATGGCGGTAGCTAAAACGTTTTGTTGTGCTGCGGTCAAAACTTGACCAGCGGTAAAAGTAGGTCTAACAGTCATGGTATTAGCCTAGGACATTATCAGCGTCTAGGGTGCCATAGGTTAAATCGTCTAAAATCAGTTCGTAAACAATTACCGTGTTAGCCGTGTAAAACGTTACCCGGTGGCCGTTAGATACGTTTACCGATATTTCTATACCCTCGACTGATAATTCCTGGGCTACTTCGCCGCCTGTAATTGTGTTGGTAATCGTTATGGTGTCGCCAATGTCGACTAACGCCAAGGTTTCGCGTTGCGGGTTTGTAAGCATTAAATAATCGGTTTGCACGGCGTTAAACGTAGCTGCAGGTTCGCCAACTAAAAGATAGTTAGCCAGGTCTAATGCGGCTGCGTCGTTGTGTAAAAGGCTGTTAGTAATGCTTACGTTTTGAATTAGGTACTTAGCCTGGCTAGCCAGGTCGTCGGCTACTTCAGGGCTTGTCGCGCCTAAGTGTTGAATACTGGCCCTGTTTACTATCAAATCGGCGTTATAAATAATGCCCAAACTGTTATACGGTATGTTTGTGCCGTCGTCGTGAAAGTCTGCGACGCTACCCGAAATGGTATTACCAATTCGTGGTTGGCTAGTTATGTCGCCTGTCCTCGACATAAAGATACGGCCCTGTTCGGCTGCCTGTATTTGGTCTATATACGCTTTTACGTTGGTGCCTTCGGCAACGGTGTAGGCAGCTGCCCCGCCTAATGTTTGGGTGCCTGTCTCAATGTCACGGCTTAAAGCCGGGTAAGCAACTTCGGGCAAGTCAAGTACAGCCGACAGGCGGGCGCTCGATAGTTCCTCGCTTACGTTAAATTCGCTTAACGCTGTTTGGGCTAGCAAATAAAAATCGTCGGCACAATAAACGTTAACCGTGTTTTGGCCGCCCAGTTCGTAGGTGTAGTCATAGTTAACTATCTGCCCTACAAACAACGTTATAAACGTGTTAGTGCTGTCGTATCTGCCAAACGAAACACGGCGTAACGGTGCCAGGGTAAATTGCCCTGCAGGGTCTACGTAGGGGCTAGATGAGTACAGCGGGTTTAAGGTTCCCCCGGCTAGTTCGTCGTTCAAGTTGAATGACATTGTGCCCGCGCTAAATTGGTCACCTACGTCACGGCGCCCCCGTTTAATGTTTACATTTGTTGAGTATTCAAGCATTGGCGCAAACTCTGTCGTACCGTCTAACACGTATTGGGTGCCGTCTAGTACGCCGCGCGTAGCGTCGTCAAGGGTAAACGCGTCTAACTGAAAACCTGTATCTATAAACAGTTCGTAGTTACCGCTTTCAATTACTGATGTAGCCATTATGCGATAGTTATATTTGCGGGGCCTGCAGCCCTGTTGAATGCGCGGATATTGTTTACAATTTCTTCGCCTGTTTGTGCGTTTGCCATTACGCCCGCTACGTTTATGTTGTAGGTATCGCCTGCCGATTGCCTCGATATGTCTTGGGTTATTGGTGCGGCAACTGGGGCGCTAACGCTGTTTGTTACGCGTGTAACTACTTCGTTTACTCGTACGGTTATGTCAACGGTACGCGCCAGTTTGTTTGCCAGGGCGTCCATTTGTTTCATCATTTTTGGGGTTAATTTGTCTATTTCGGCTTGTAAACCATTAACTGTTTTTTGGGCTTGGTCTACGCCTACTTGGTACCAGGCTGTAGCTGCGTTTATTCCTACCTTTTCGGCTGCCATGTTTGCGCTATCAACTAGGGCGTTAGTTTCGTCTATTGCTGTTTGGCCGCCTTTTACTAATTCTTTTGCTATGGCCGCGCCCGCTTCGCTACCAGCTGCTAATACGGCTTTAAGGCTGTCTTGTGATAACCCAAGGTTTAACGCGTGCTGTACGTCGTTTGAATAGTCTTTAATGCCGTTTACTTGGTCACGTAGTCCGGACAGAAAACCTTTACCTGTGTCCTTGCCTGCCGCTTTAGCGTCTTTAAAACTAAACGCGTCCATTAAGCCTTGGGCTACTGTGTCGGCGTAATCTGTTAACGCTTTTTTGGCGTCGTTTAACGCGGTGTTAGCGTCTTTAAGCGCGTCTTGTAAACCTTCTTTAAGTGACTTCGCGTAGTCGTAGTTGGCTTTAGTTGCCGCGCCTGTGCTTTTATCGACTTGGTTATATGCTTCAATACGTTCTTTAAGTTGTTCGTATGTAAGTTCAGGGCCGATAAATCCTTTAGGCCCCATAAGTGCGCCCGTACCAGCAATAGTGCCTGCGGTAGTTAACGTTTGTTGGTTTAGTAAATCGCTTTCTTTTCGTGCGGCGTTCATCTTTTTTGTGTATAAAGCAAACGCTGTTACGCCTGCAGCTACAGCAATAATTCCAATGCCTGTAGCAACTTGTACGGCGGTAAACGATGTAGCCAGGGCGTAGTTAACAGCGGTTGTAATAATGGCAGCCGCTTTATATAACATCATGCCCGCTTTAGCCAAAACGATTGCGCCCGATATGGTGCCGATGACGGCGACAAACGCTATGAACGCGTCGGTGTTATTGCCAATGGCTGTAGCAAAAGTAACCAATACAGGTAGTACGGCTTCGAGTATCGGTAGGAACGCTTGACCAATAGATATTTTCGCGTTGTCTACTTGGGCTTTTAGTATTCGCTGTTGGTTAGCGGCGCCTTCTGACGTGCGCGCAAAATCTCCTTGGGCGTCGCTTGTCTGTTGTAAAATAATCTGTTGGGTAGCCAATACTTTTGCCTGTGCGTCTAATGCACCTGTGCCGTCATATAGGCCCATTTTCATAGCCTGGGCTTTTACCGCTGCGTCGTTAAGTAGTACGCCAAATTTGCGTATAGGTTCGGCTTCGCCACGTAATGCGGCGCCTAATGCTAGGGCTACGTCGGCAGGGTTAGCGTTATGAAAACTTGCTAAGTCACCTGATAGTTTTACCATTTCAATAGAAAAGTTAGATAGGTCTGCCCCGGCTAAACCTGCAGATTTACCAAACGTTCCCATTGTTGCCGCTGCGTCTAACGCGGCTTGTTTAGATAACCCCAATGCTTCGGCGGCTGTATCTGCAAACGCTTTAATTTCTGTAGACGCTTCGCCAAATATAATTCCTGATTTACTTACTGTTTCGTTAAAGTCGCTTGCGGCTTGTGCGGCTTTATAACCGCCTGTAACAATGGCACCAAACGCCAGGGCTGCGGGTACCGCCATTTTGTTTATAGCGAATGCCGCTTTATCTGACGCTTTAGTTAAATTTTGAAATTCTTTTATGGCCGCTTCGGCACCCTTGCCGTTAAACGACGTAATAATGGGTATGTTAATTGCCATAATTAACCTCTAATTTGCGGTTTGTTTTAGCCATTACTTCGGCCACGATGTCAACTACAACGGCTTCGACTGCGGGGCGCGCCATGTCTACGGCGGGTTCGCTAGCACGTGGATTAAATGAACCGCCTACCTCTAGGTTGCGTACAAACGCGCCGCGGGTTTTAGCGCCTGCATGGTCCCAAATAGCGCCTGCAGCGTCTTTTTGTCTAAGGCTTAACAACTGGTACGGCTGTGCTTGAAAGTCGACTATTTCACCTGATTTAAACTTTACGCTGCGTTCTTTTTTGCCGCTGCGATTGGTCATAATTTTAAACCCGGCACTAGCCATATCGCTTGACCATTTAGTGCCTTCACGGCCCTTAATAAGGTTGCCGCGACCCATGCCGCTTAACGGTGGTTTAGTAGGGATTAAAGAACGTGCAGCTACTAGAACAGGGTCGCCCGCCTGTTTAACTTGCTTCAACATTTCTTTAGCGTATTCGGGTTCAAGTTCTTTTAAAGTTGCTACCGCTTGTTTAACGCCGTAAATATCCATTGTTGTTGATATGGCCATAGCGGTTACTTTCGTTGCTTGTTGTTGTCTGATAATACAGCAACGACGGTAGCCAGGTCGTCTATGTCAAAAGGTATAGACGGGGGCCACCACGAAATAGCCACCAACAGTTCCGCAAGTTGGCGCCCGTGGGTGCCCCTTAAGTGGGGTTTGCAGTCTCGGTATCGACTACTTCAATATTGGTTAAGCCTTTAACAAACGTATCAAATTCGCTAGGCACAACAATTTTATTTATTTTTGACGCTTCGTATGCCATAAAGGCTAAATCCTCTACGCCAATACCTAGCGCCATGTCCGACGCTTTACGTTTAAATTTGCGTTCCCATAAAATTATTACGTACAGGTTTGTTACCACTTCATAGGCGGTATCTGCAGTTTCTACTTTTAGCGTAAGTTTCATTATGTGCCTTTTGTGTCGGGCCTTTTCAGGCGGTTAATTAAACTTCGAGAACGCTGTAAACCCCTCCGGTGAAAACCACCGTTATTTGGCCAAGGGTGCCCAAGGCCATTTCGTACGGCAAGGCTTCAAGATAAGCCCCGGTAAGTGTCATGGTTGGATTAGTTGCGGTGCCTGGGCTTGTTGCGCTTGCTGACCACGAAACGGTTGTTTGTGTACCAACCAACGATTTAAGAGTGGCGTAAGTTTCTGTAGCTGCAAACGATAGGTACAGGTCACACGACAACGTAGAGTTTTCTAGGCCTGCGGTATAAACGCGGGAACCCGAACCAAACGCGGTACTTTCTAGCGCTTCGATAGTGCGCGTAAATGTCAAACCGTGACATTGGTCCTGCATTGAAACGCTGTTAATTGTTAAATTTGGTGATGAAAGATAAGTGCTAGTAGCCATTGGCTTTACTCCTCGTTTGTGTCTGTCTTAGTTTTAGCACCTTTAGGCGCCTTAACGGTGGATTGTTCTATAAAACCGCCTGCTACCAGCGCGTCGACATTTACGCCGTCTACTGGTTCGTATTCGTCGCCGGGTGTACCGATACGTGGGCTAAGTATTGTGTATTTCATGTTGTACCTATTCTAGGCGGTTGCCTGGGCTTGTAGGGATATGGTCAAGTCGTAAGCGGGTAGTTCGCTGCCGCCAATAATTGCAATAGTTGGGCGGCCTGCAGTTACGCCAATTTTTTTAGTAATGACCTTGCTAGCCAAGTTAAGTAGTGACCGTTGCGCGTCAAGGTTGCCAGGGCCTAACGTAATTATGCGTATTGGGAACGTCATCTCTACGACGTTGTTACTAAACACGGTAAACGTAGGGGCGTCAATAAACGCACAAGGCGGTACAAGGTTACGGGGGTCTGTTACTACCTGTAGCCCTGTAATGGTCGTTAGCGACGCTGCTAAGTCGTCTAGCGCCTCGTTAAACAGGTCTGTAAAAGCAACGGGCATTTAAGCCACCTGTGGGCGTGGGATACCTAAAAGTTGTTTAATCATTGGCGACAGACCAACGCTGTTACCTGCAGGCAAACCGTCAAAACTGGCAAAATCTGTTACCGCGCCGCGTTGTCTATACAAAAAACCTGCATAGGCGATAGTGCCCAGGGTGACGCTATTACTAGGGCTTGTGCCTTTTGCGTCTATGTATCCGCTTTCTAAACGGCGTTGAAAACAAAAGTCGTTTGCAGCTGCCGCGCATTGTGTAAGAAATGTTGTATCGAGTGCCGACGCGGTGCCTATGCCTAACCAGTCCTCGACCTGTCCGGCTGTAATCCAAGTGCAGGGGATAGTACCTAGGGTTACGGTTCCTGTTGCCGTTGTGCGCGTAACGTTAGCGGCTGTTTTTGCGTACAGAATTTGAAACGGTACGGGTACCTCATAGTTATAAAGTAAGTCGCCGTCGTCGTCTACGCCAATAAACAAGTATTCGGGTATTGCTAAAACTGTAACGGTGCCGTTAAATGTTGCGTCAACGCCTGCAACAATAATAGACGCGCCTACGTAAACTTCGTTAGGTGTAAGCGTTTCTAAAACTGCGTAGTTGTCTATTAGCGTTTTATGCGCTACTTGGTATACCTGCGTCATGGCGGTTAGGCCGCCTTTCGGTTAGACGAATTTAACGAATTTTGTAGCGTCTGCCATAAAGGTAGCTGCATAGCCACGGTACGCAATAGTGCGGCCCAGGGTGCTAGGTACGTCTACGGAAATTGCGCCTTTTTGCTGTTCGTAAAATTCAAAACCTGCAGCTGGTCCGGCTGCGTGGCCCATAAATGAACCTGGCGTATCTTTATCGACTACCAAAACAAGACCAAGCGGGTTGCCGTTCCAATTAGCGGCCGACAACTGGCCTGGTGCGTTCATGGCGCCAATCTGTGGGAATACTGGGCGGCCTGTCGAGTCAACCAATGAACCCAACGCGGCCCACGTACCAGGTGTTACGACCATGTGCGTAGGTAGGTAGTTGCTGTTCAATGAAATTTGGCGGGCGCCTTCGTAAATTGCTGCAATCCAATCTGCAGGGTCCGACGTGTCGGCTACTGATGTTGTTTGAACAATTGCGCCTTGGCACTCTGTCACGGCGTATGTGTTCGTGGCTTGTCCGTAGGCGATTGCTAATTGGTTTAACACGATGTTGATACTGGCGGGGTCACTCCAGTCCAATGCCTGTTCGGACATTGTGACGAACGTACCGAAAGTTTTTTTGTCGACGTTGTTATTTGACACGGTGACAGTAGACGGGTTTAGTTGGTCTAGTTCGGGTGTCTGTTCGTCAACTACTGGCCGTACTGTAATTTTTGGGCGGCGAAATGTTGCGCCTGAACCTGGCATAGCGCGAGTACCGATTGCCGACACGAAAGGCCTAATAGGGTTAAGTCCGTCGTAGACGCTGCCGGTGATGATTTCGGGTAAAATTCCTGGCAAACTAGGGTCGGCGGTGATGTCCGGGGCTGCCGCTTGAATTTTTGCGTTCATTTCTGCAAGTACGCTGCCGCCTTGTAGTGACGCTGCGATATATTCGCCAGCGCTTGGCAATTTAAAGTTACGCGGTTGCGCGTAAACGATTGGCGCGACGTGCGCGGCTTCGATGACTTGTGGGGTTTCTGTTGTCTGTTCCATGGTGTCTAACTCCTCGTTAGGTGTTTCGGTTTCTATATTATCTACTTCTTGTTCGTCTTGTGGGATACCCTGCGACGCGGCTACGCGGTCTACTGA